TTCCTGGCGTCGGGTAATAGGTGGTCGGGAACTCTTCGTCCTGCGGGTTCTTCTCGGCAAACAGATTGGTGCACCGCTGAGCCGAAGCAATGATGCTCCGGGCTTGGTAAGCGCCAGTGAGCAAAGGAATCTTCATCGCGTGCTATCCGTGTAGATGTTGTAGACGCCGCCATTACCGGCCAGGTTGTCCGGCATATAAAGCTTGCCAATCTGCATGTTTGCAGCGCGCAGGGTTGCCATCGTGGCCGCGGCGAGCTGCGGAAGGCCTTGCGGCATCGGGATCTGGTAGAAAATGCACAGGCGCCCGGCAAGGTTGTACATGATCGCCTCATCGTACTCAGCCGGGAGCAGGATATTGTCAAATGCCGTTGCCGTTGCCGGAAGATCGGACAGGCACTGGATATGGATTTCGTAGGAGCTGTCAGGCACAGGCCAGACGTGCAAAACCCCCAGCGGGAACTGAGGGTCGTAATAGACAAGGCTTGGCAGCGAACTCATCGCCTTCGGTGTGACTCTTCCCCAATCCGTCTGGGACATCAAAAGCTCAAGAGGGAAGTCAACTTGCAGCCCCGGGTTGTTCAGCTGGCGGCAGTAAGCACCAATCAGCTTTGACGGACGAGGCGTGTTGAAATTCCCACCAACCCCAACCGTGTATGTCTGGGCGCCTGTGCCAACGCAGGGCACGTCAAGCAGCTGGAACACGATGTTCCGCATCCGCGACCACTGCGCCAACATCATGTTGTAGAGCTTGAAGCAGTCGGCCAGGTCTTCGGCCGTGGCCGTTTGGCCAACTCCGAGAACGCCCGCCTGCTTCAGCGCTAAGTTGATCAGTTCGACGGGCGTTGTCATCCCGGTTACTCCATGGCTGCGTTACTCGGTTTGTTTTCAGCGGCCTTACGGTCACGCTCTTCCTGAATCATCGTCAATAGCTTGTCTGCGCCAAGGCGATGATGAGGGTTCAGGCCCATTGAGCGTGCCAGCTCAAGCAGGCCAAGACGTTCTTCTTCGGTGATCCCGTCACCGCCTTCACTGGCCGATGGCTTGTCTTTTTTGTCACCAGCTCGCTCTTTGGCCTCGGACGGCGTGTCGTACCAATCATCGCCGAGCATGTCCTCGTCTTCCTGACTGTCAACTACCTGCGATGGCAGGGTTGCGTGATATTTCCACTTTGGATGCGTATGCATGGTCTTGCTCCGGGAGAAAGAGTTAGGCCCCATTGCTGGGGCCTTGAAGGGTTACACGACGTCAGCGACAGCACAGCCCCATTCAGGGCGAGGCTCGGTGTAGCCGTAGAGGATATCCAGCCGGCTGATAAACACGTCGTTGGTGATGTCGAAGCCGCGCAGGAAACGCATGGAAATACCGTCGTAGGTTTCACGACCGGCCATGTCCATGTTTTTCGGCAGCGGCAAGTCGGCAGTTGCCAGGGTGGTGGCCATCGGATCCATGATGAAGTTCTTGCGGAACGTCACGCCTGCACCGCCCACAACCGTGATCAGCGCACCGTTGGCAGGAGACACAGTGGTGGTGCCATACGCGATGTTGCCCGGAGTGATGGCCGGGTAGATCGGGATGGTGGTAGCACCGTTCGCCACGTTTGCAGTCACAGCGAATTGACGCAGTTCGCCAGTGGATTGCTTGGTGACAGGGTTCACACCGAAAACTCCAGCAATGACGATCACGTCGCCCTTGTTGAGTGTGCCGGTGATCGCGGTAACGGTGAGGCTGGATCCGGTTTGGTTCGCGCCGTTCACTGCGCCAGCGCTATACGTGCCGTTGGTGTGCTTGAGAACGGTCTGATCCATGCCCCAATCGAGGCCCAGGGTGTCCATCCCCATCTCACCAGACTTGTACTGATCGCCGATCTTCTGGGTGTTGTTGAACAGGCCAGCCAAAGAACCGACAGTGCGTGCCTGGGTGCGCGGGTCGAGAATCGCCTTGCGCATACCCTTGGCGTTAACACGTGGGGTGCTGGTCATGTCCAGAACGGCGCCAGCATCGAGCCACGCACCAGCATCAGGGGTGGCAATCGTGCCGGTGCTGTCAGCAGTGTTGCGGCCCTTGAAGGTCAGGTTCGGGAAGGATTCAACCGAGGACATGACGTCAACTGCAACACCGCCCGCCAGTGCGTTTACTGCCGGCAGAATGTAGCGATTGCTGAAGTCATCCATCGAAAGCGCCAGCTCGGCCGAGTTGAAGCCCAGATCCACACCCTTTTGCGACGAAACCGTCAGGTTCACTTGACGCTCGTTGGTGTCCTGCGGAGTGGCTACGCGCCCGGATCGAACAACGTAGTCATTCGGTAGGCGGATACGCAGAGTATCACCGATTTTCGCGCCTTCACGGGCGAACTGGCTGTCGTACTGCGTATCGATGGTGCGCAGGTAGAGGTTGGTGTTTTTGAACAAGCGCAGAGCTTCGCGCAAGATCATCGAGGTTGTTAAGAATGCGTTTGCCATGATGTTTTATCCATTCAGAAACGAGTTTTGGCGTTCTTTTCTCGCCATTTCACCCATTCTTCCATCGAGAGCTTGCTCGGATCGACTTCCGCCGAAACGTTGCTATCGACTGGCGTAATGGGCGCCGGTGCTTTTGACACAGCCTTTGCTGCTGGCTGGGCAGCTTTGAGCGCTAGACGCTCCAGCTCCCGGCCTTGTTGTACCGCTGGCAGAGACAGAATGCGCGCCGCTTCTTCCGGGTTCTTGCCCAGGCTGTAAATCACCTTATGGGCGTCATCCATGCCGAGAATGGCGGAAACCTGATCATTGCTGATCCCCAGCGCATCGAGAGTTTGCACGGCTGCGCCCCAATCCGGGTATTCCGTTTCCCCGACCGTTGCGACGGACTTTCCACGCGCCTGGATTTGCTCCTGTTGTGCCTTCTGCGTGGCCCGCTGCTCAACCAATGCTTCGATGTCCTGAGGATCTTGAGAAAGCGCCTGCTGCTGCGCCGGCTCAATACCAGATTCCTTCCGCATCTGCTCTACCAATGCGCGATAGCGTGCGGCTTCTCCTGATGCCTCGTTCGCTTTGCGTTCCGCATCGTGTTTCTGGCGGGTGATTTCACGGATTCGCTTGAGCGCCCAGCCGTTAGGATCCTTCCCTTCCTGCTGTTGACTGGTCTGTTCTTGCGATTCAGCTTCTTCCCCGCTTTCGCCGGCGGACGATTCCTGCGATTCGTTAACGTCCAGCTGCGTCTCTTCGCCATCTGCCTGGCTGGTGGACTGCACCGCTGTTTCTTCGGTCATGGCCTTGTATTCCAAGTGAGAGCATCAGGAAGCCGCCTGAAGTCGGTTGTTGCGCTGATTCTGTACCAATTGGCAGGAAAAACCAATTTTATGCAATCAACGGTTTAATTGTATCTGATAAACACCGGCGGCCGGCACAAGTGCGCCGGCGGTTGGATTGATGAAGGTTATGGCCAGGGTATTGGCGGCGCTGACGCGCGCGCAGGTAGGAGCAACACCTGCAGTGATGCCGGGAGGGGTGATATCCACAAAGTCGCCGACCAGAAGGCCGGGCACTGTAAACGTCTGCTCCGCGCAGGTCGTTGCCGCCACTGAAACAGGGGTCAGCGATTGACTGATTCGGCCGATCGCCGTCAGCGTTGTGGATGTAGTCCCTGAGCCAACCTGAAGCGACTGAAGAACCGGGTTGTCTGTTGCTACGCCTGTGTAGGCCATGGTGTTTCTCCTTACTGGATCGGCAGTGTGCCGGGTGGTTGCATGCCTTGTGACATGTCTGGCGGTGGAAGCATGGCCGTATCATTGGCCGGCTGTGCGTCAATTGGCGTCGGTTGACCGGCTGCTGCCATCATGGTCTGAGCCTCGATGATGCCGATATCTGGGAGTGCGCCAGTGTTCTCTATGTGGGTCAACAGCTTGTCGAGACGGTCTGTCATGGCCTGGTAGGACTTGATTTCTGTCTGTTTCGCCTTGTCGTCAGCTTCCTTCTCCTTGCTGGCGGACAAGTCCATGGCAGATGCAAGCTGTGCTTGCAGGTTCTTGATGGTGTCGGTGGCCTGCTGAAGTTCTGGCGACGGGCCTTCTCCCAAGATGTTCGCAGGAATGGAGCGCTTGAAGCGCTCTGCCAACTCGTCGGCGAGCGGGAAGTCTGCGGAAAGCATGTACAGATCGCCGGCCAGACCAAGAAACGATGGGTTCTGCGCAGCCAGGTCTGACATTGCGGCAAATGCTTCTTCACGCTTGGTGGCATAAGAAGGGCCAGTGTCTGCCACAACTTCATATTTGCCAGCGCCTGGGTTGAAGATGCGCTCAACACCCTCGCCGCCCGGTTTCTCCTGTTCGACCATTGGCCCATTCTGCTGCGGGTCAATCTTCACGGTGTCATCGCTGCCGTCTTCAGCCAGTATGCGTACCACGCGAGGCGTGTCGTACACCTTCGGGATGATGTCGATCAGGATCTTACCGGTGTAGCGGATGCCCGTGGCCAGACCGTCACGGAAGTGGGAGGTCGAGGTTTCGCCCTGCTTGGCACGGCGTTTGATTGCTACGCCTGCGATCTCATTTGATGGCGCCCCCATCAACGCATCATTCTGGCCGCTGGCCATTTTCATTTCTTCGGCCGCAATCTGCATGCCTTGCATGTAGCCGGCGCTCATTACCGGCGCCTCGGCGCGCTGTGGCGGCGGAATAGGGTTGCCATTCTGATCAGCCGACTTGTAAGGCAGCACCGCGTGGTTTTCGGTGTTCGCCGTCTCCCAGATGGTTTCATAGCCTTCGATCGATCGGTCATCGGCGATGTAGGGGGTCTTGGTTTGGAGCGCTACATGTTCGGTCGCCGAGCTAGACCAGTAGTTGTACATGCGCTGCGGGTCTTTGATGTTGCGCACGTGGCCTTTGCGGTCGAGCTTGCCATCGATAACGCACTCTTCGCCAACGATGCGCACAATCGGAATGGTCGTCCCAACCCAGTCGCTCCGCTCGACGATGGCGTCGCCGGCGATTTTGCACCACTTGATAGACGGGGTTTCGATTGGCCGGCGCTGAATGCCCTTGTCGGCCAGAACCATCTTGCCAAGATCAGGATTTTGCTCCATCAGTACCGACTTACGGATTGTGGTGATCTGCACACCACCGACGCCGTCAGGCACAGGCATTGCGATCAGCTCATCAGTGACGTATTCGGTGTAGTAATACTCGGCGACCCTCACGGTGTCCAAGTTGCACCACTCATCAGAGCCGCTAATCGTCCCGCTTCCTACTTTGTCCTTATATTTCGGATACTTACGATTGAATTCCTTGCGCGGAACATCGTCATGGACGAAGCCCCACTTGGCGTCAGAACCGTCTACTTCCTTGATATTCGGGTCAAGAGTGACGCTTTGAGGGTTGCGAATCCTGCGGATGAAAATCTCTTGATCGAACGAGTCCTCATCGGCGTATTCGGTTACGACGCGCCAGTAGCCGATGCCCGTCCAGACTTGAAACTCGGTAGCTGTCTTGTAGGCGTCGGACGCGTTTGACTGGTACTGAATGTGACGGGCCATTCCCTCGTAGACCTGGGCACTGTCGTAGGACGCCTCTCCGCCCACGGCACGGATCTTGATCGCGGGCAGACTTTCCTTGATGTCGTTGATGATCATCAGGCACTGCTGGCGCGTCTTGTTGATGGTCAGGCATGGCTTGCGGTCGCTCTGCCGCGAGTTGCGCAGCGTATCCGGCCACTGATAACCGTTGTCAGGGTCGGCTCGCACGAACTTCAAATCGTCCGTGAACAGGTTGTTGAACTCCCCTTCCCACTCCCTGGCCATCTTGAAGCGTTCTTTGGCTTCACGGATCAGCTCTTCGTCTTTTGTCAGGCTCGTACTCGACATTTCAGTTCATCCAAGAAGTTGGGCCGGCTTGGCGGCGTGGCATGGCTTTTGGTGCAGCCTTCTTCTGGCCCACCTTGATTTTCTGGATCGCGAAGCGCCGCATCATCAGGGCATAGCGCACGGCGGCAAGTATGTCATCTTTTACCTTGACAATTTTTCCGTTTTCGTCGCGGTGATAGTTCATTTTCTCTTCAAAGAAGTCCGAAAGGTGGCTGAATACCTTCAATTTCCCCTTTTCGAAGAGAGAATACATCTCGACCAGTCCGGCTTCCACGCCGTTGCCGCCCGCCTGCCAAGTAGCTTGGTCGGCAAGCATTGACCACCCGGCGCGCTGGTATGACGCCCTCTGCTCTTCGCCACTGCCTTTCTCATGCTGAAGTCCGTCATGCGGCCATGCCGTTGGCACTCCTTCGGCCCAGCTGCGAACGGCAGCCCACGCGACCTCTGGCAGGGTGCGCGACTTCTTCCATGCGTGCGTCAGGTAGATACAGTCGTCGTCCTTGTCCCATGCGATTTGCACATGCGCCTGCGGGTGATCCCAGCCGAAGTCCATGCCGTTGATGACGAACCAGTGATCCGGGATGTCGAAGGCCTGACACTTGATCTCGTTGTCGCCGATGTCGAAGATCAGGCCGGCGCCGAGCAGCGGCATACCCTTAGAGCGCATGTCTCGCTGCCATTCTGGATAGAGGGCGAGCAGGTCGCGCTTGGTGCTGGCTGACAGGTGCGGAGCTTCGTCCCAGGTCGCGCGCTGCATGTACTGTGCTTCGCTCTCTGGCTGATCCATGAATTGCACCACCAGATCAGTTCTCCCGTTCTCCGGGGTAAAGGTAAGGATGCCGCGACCGCCTCGGCCCATGTCGCCGTTTGCCGTACGGGTCATGACCTGCGGGAAAATCGCCTTATCCTTCGGCTCTTCGTCGATATGGAACCAGTCCACAACGTCGCCCATGATCGCGTGCTGGCCCTGGCTGTAAGACCAGAATTGGCAGATGGCAGTACCGCCGGACTTGTGAGCAACGCGAACCTCTCGCATTGCCTCAGATGTCCCGCCGGCAGCGATGTGACCGAGGATTCGATCAGCAGGCACCAGGCCTCCGGTGAACTTGCCCCCCACCAAGTTACCGAACAGAACCTTCTGCAGCAGGTCTCGGGTCTTCTCCATCGAGAACCCGAGTAGCCACACCATCGGCGGCACTTCGAACTTGTGCCCTGGCCAGATATCGGGGTAATCGCCAGTGAGGTGGAATGCGTCGATTGTCAGCCCTGTACGGGTTTTCCCGACTTGGTTGGCCGCCATGAGCATGCAGGCTTTGTGGTTCGCCGTGGCGCGGATGAATCTGGTCTGCCAGGCGTAGAGACTTTCGAATTGGACAAAGCAAAGCCGGCTGAGGCGCCGGCGTTCTTTCTCTTGGAGCAGCAGGAACAGCTTTTCCTTATCCGCCCTTTGTTCGTTCGGCAAGGCGCGCGATTTCACGGTCGAGTTCTTCCGGTGTGAGTTGCGTGTAGTTCATGTGGCCGGAATGGTCGATTTCCTGCCGGTCACGCCAGTTTGCTTTGTCGCGGTTTTTCAGGAAAAAGATGCAGGCTGTAGTGTCGGGAGCGTAGTGCTTGACGATCTCGGTCTTGACGATCTCGCCTTTGACCACGCGAATGTCGATCTCTGGATGGGAGTAGCCAGTGGCTCTCTTGTACAGGCTTTCGGCGACGGTTGCGTTGGCGAGCATCTTGCCAAGGCGCATCGCCTCACGCACTTCAGGGTACTTGCGCACCCATTTTTCATAGGTCGAGTTCGCCACACCGAAGAAGTCAGCCAGCTCAACATTGGTCGCGCCCAGCAGGCAGAGCTTTCGAATCTGCTCAGGGTATTCGGGCTTGTAGAGTGTCGGTGCGCCGGCCATGGTCAGACTCCAAGCAGCTTTTTCAGTGCTTCACCAGCCAGCGGGGCCAGCGATACCAAGGTGACAAGGCCGCCGCCAACCCAAACTACGCCACGGATGAATGATTGGTTCTTGGCCTGATCCATCTGCAGCTTGTCGATCTCGGCCGACAGCGACCGCTCAAGGCCGTTGATCCCGGAATCAAGCTTTGTGCCGATACCTCGGGCTATTTCCTTGACGGCAACAACTTCGCCCTGAATCTGGGCGACATTAAACTCAAGTGTGCTCACTCGGTGAGGGAGCCTCTCCTCCTCCAGTCGCTGCAATCTGTATTCGATGTTGCTTCCAATCGACATGGAATCCATTTGATTTTGCCTCGCTTGTTCAGGGGTATCGGTCTGGTCATTCATCACGCTCCCTCCGCACAGCTTGCGATGAATCATCAAGTCCTGGTTGGCCCAAGCCTACGCCTTGCGCTGAGCCGTGGTCGAGATCTTCGCCATAGCGGCTGTCCTCGGCGGCCCACAATTCGATTTCCTGAATGGCGTCTGAAATTCCCATCGCTAATCCTGTGTGCTGGTCGTAAAAAAGCCCGGTACGTTGCCGGGCTATGGTGCTGGCGATCTGATTATGCCTGATGGTAGTCCAGAAATTAAAAAGCCCGGCGCTGGGGAACGACCGGGCTTGCCGTCTTTCCGGCTGTCATTTGGCGTTGGTTATCCAGGCGGCCCCATTTCGCCGGGGCCAGGCGGCAGGTCGGACGGCGACCAACCGCGTGCAGACCTTTGCACGACCTGCGAGCGGATGGTAATCCAATCAAGGCCAATCAAACAAGCTGGCCGGTGCATCTTCTTCCTTGGCCAAATCCTCTTGCAGCCCCTGCAGATCCTCCAGTGCAGTCACCTGCACCATCACACAAGGGTTGTCGCCGAAGCGCTTGGTCACATGGCAATCAACAACCTGGGTGTCATCGATCCAGACAACGCCGTTGAAGGCGTCACAGATGGCCTTGAGGATATTGTCCAAGTCGGGCTTCTTGGTTGGCACCAGCTTGCCCAGCCTGGCCGCCGCCTTCTTGGCCTTTGTGTAGCTGGCAGGGATAGGCATGAAGATCTGCAGCTTCATCTCAACTGGGCCGGCGAATAGCTCGGCGCCCCGCATCGACATCGCTGCTTCATGCGCCACGCGCTGTTCGTACTCCACAGTCTCCTTCGGCGTGTAGAGCATCGGCACCGGCTTCTTGCCAGCGCCTCCCATCATGCGGACGCGTGGGCGGCCTTTGCCAACCGGGTCCCCCGGCACGCACACGAACAGGGTTTCGGTCATTGGTCACCACCATTTAATGATCGAATTAAGCACTTTTCTTTGCATGGAAGCGTTGTCATCTACATTCCATTCGCCTGGCGTTGCAGCCTCAGCCAGCCGCTTCAGTTCGCTGTAGTCGGTCATTTGAAGATCCCCAGCAACCAGGTCATGGCGCGCGCAAGACGCGATGGCTTCGGCTCGAAGGTGAGGACTGCATCAAGAATTTCTAGAGGGACAAATTCACCGGTTGGCATCAACACATAATTGCGCTCTGTAAAATATCTGCGCCAATCTTCTTCTGCTCTGGCATTTTTAGGGTCGTGCATCCCCTTCGCCATCCGCAACAAGTCCTCGGGACTCATATCGTAGGTCTGCATGCGCTCGCAATTGCGCACCAGCTGGGCAAGGTCTTCCTGGGTTGGCTCGTAGCTGTCGTTCATGATCTTTCTCCGGTGTTGGTCTGCGGTCATTGTATCAGTGCGTGGTCACGTACATGAACCATGTCACGGCCATGAAGCACGAAACGACGAACCAGTGGTAGAGGGCGATGCAAATCTTGCGGATCATGACTTCACCTTCAGGCCGGCGGCCTCGATGGCTTCGCGAACGTCGCGGCTCTCCATCATGTGTTCGTTGTCATAGCCAGCGAAGTAACCGCCCTGCGGCAACTCAATCACCAGCGATTCGCGGGAGGCCTGCCAAGCCAACCAACAGTGCTGGACGGTGAATCCCTGATATTCACCGTCGTTGAACTGGCTTAGCGACTGTGCTGGCCACTCCCGTTTTACCCAAGCCTCAAACTCTTCCCGCATCTTGTCGCTCATACCGAAACCTCCACCATTGAATTGTCTTTGGCGCGCCTGCGCCCCCTGAGCTGCAAAGCCGCACAGAACGTCCTGTAGTGCGAAGCCATGCCTGGCAGCCGATACCCATCCTTCGTCGCATGCCGATACTGAGCAAGCGTTTCCACCGGAAGGTCATGAACATCTGCCCAATGCGTTTCAAACATCTCCATCGTCTTCATGCTGAACCCTCGATTCTTTTTCGGCCCTTACGATTTGTTATGTTGTTTCATTCTTCGCCAAATTGTATCGCAACCTTTGCAAACAAAGAGATCCCCAGACAGAAATATCCAGCGGTGGGAGCATTGAGATTGCCCATCACCGTCTCCGCTCTTAGCGCCTACGACACTTTCTCGCTTACTTTGACCCGATGTACTGCCTTTGCTTTTGCGCGCCTTACGCGACGTGTAGAGCGTCTTGATAAATTGGCGCTGCCGGCGGATGGTTTCCTGCTGTTCGAGGATCAGCTTGTTCTCGCTGCGCTGCTGCTCGTTGTAGGCGTGGTCGATGGCCTGCAGACGCAGCTGGATGTCGTCGCGCTCGGCACGAAGATCGGCGGAGCGCATTGCCTGCTTGGCAGATTCGAATTTTAGGTTGCTCAGCTCAAGGAAAAGATCGGCGTTTTTGCACTGAAGAGCAGCGATTTCGTTATACAGTTTCATTATTTCGAACATGGTCTTTCTCCGCTGTGGTGGTGCCCGCGCTTCTGCGAGCCGTCTTTGAAAATCACGCGCTTGTCGGCTCCACGGGTGACGCGAACGATTTCGTCGGCCTCGACGATGACCTCAAATCCGGCGCGGCGCAGCGGTTCGACTATGGCGGCTTGGGCGGGGGTCATGGCATCACCTTGAGCGCCAGCGCGCCAAGCGAAAGGATTGCAATCACAGCCCACACAAAGCTTTCAGAACGCAGCCTTGAGATCTGCTGCTCCTTGATCGTGAACCACTGCTCGCGTGTAGCTATGAATCCCTGATCATCTGGCGTTGCAAGCCGATAGGTTCCGTCATGGAGCGAACTACCAAGTCCGATGCATGGCCGCTCCGGGTTTGGGTTGTTGCTATGCAAACCAACGCCGCCGACAATCCCGCTCATCTTCGGATTGTTCACCATGATTAGATCGCCAATCCATTGGGACTGCTTACCCTCGGCGCCCCGGTGCGTGTAATGCGCAATTGCTGTAGCGACGATCTGGTCGCCGGCTTTCAATTTTTCCTTGATCATCGCTTAATCCCCAGCTTGGCGAGAAGATCGGCCCGTAGCTGCTCCGACGTTTTCTCGTGCAGGCCTTGACCCTTGATCCGCTGCTTGACTGCCAAATCGTTCAGCTTGTCGCTGATCTCAAGCGCGCCGGCCTGAACTTCCTGCGTCAGCAGAAGCTGACCATCGACCAGCGATTCGCCGCGTTGCAGCTTGGCGGCCAAATCCGCATATCGCTTGTTGAACCGGTTCTGCACGGTCTCGGCTTTCGGAATGCCATGACGGATGCTGTACCAGTCGGTCAGCTTTGCGGCTTCTTGAACAATCGGGTGGCTGAATTTCCAGTTGATCACGTCGCTAGATGCCTCAACGGCCTCACGCCAGGCCGCAGCGACGTCAGGGATGCCCAGGGTCGACTGGCTGGCCAAGCACATGTCACGGAACTCCGGCGCCGACGGTGGCCACGCCGCTTGCTCGCCGGTGCGCTGGGTGCACAGCTTCATGCCGTACGCGATCTGCTGACCACTGATCCCGGCCAACGCCTTCCCCCAGATCCCAGAGTCAGGCCGTGCATTCCCCGCATCATCCAGCTTGATATCACTCGTCCCGTAGGATGAGACCCACTTGTGTCCGTACAGCCCCGCCATCATGACCCACAATTTTTCCATCAGCGTCGCAGATGCTGGCGAGCTCTCGCTCCCAGTCTCCGTCGAGTGGCGGGGATTCTTGTAGATGTCCAGTGACCTCAGCTGCTGGTCGCGCAGCTCGGCGCCTTGCTTCTGCGGCGTCGTTCTCAGCGCGGACTTGGTCAACTGCGCTAAGGCGGCCTGCCCCACTTCCCGATCTGTTGGCTTGTCCATTGGAATAATCCTGTTTTATGGCAAAAAGCCCTTGCCATGAGTTGAAAGTTGATTGGTTCAACACGTCATCGGCCTGGTGACCTTGTGCCTTGAGTTTTTCCAGCGCCTTTACCGCGAGCGTCATTGCATTCCCAGACATCGGTTTTTTTATCTTCACTCGCATCTCGACAAAAGCTGACCAGGCCACTGGATCTATCCAGTCAGGCAGATCGAAATCAGAATTTGCCGATTTCGCAGATTTTGTTTTTTTTGCCGAGAGCTTTTGATCTTTATCTTCTTCTCTTCTCTTCTCTTCTCTAGTCAACATTTTGTCCGGTTTTTTTGCGGACAGATTGCGGACATCTTCAGGACTTTTTCTGGACTCCCTTTTCCGCTTTTGGTCTTCTGCCCGACGCTTTCCAGACTTGCCGTTGTGTTCCTCAAACTCAGGCATTACAAGGCCTTCATCGGATTCTTGAAGCCAGCCAACGCCGAGCAATGCAGCGGAAAAACCATCCCATCCAATCACGTGATCTAGCGCATACGGAGAATATCCGTTCAAAACTCCGTCTTCAGAGTGGGTGTCAAAAATCGACCAAACCGCATGCAGTCCGCCAACTACCCGAAATTTGTCCGACTTTGTTGCGGACAAAATGCGGACAATTTTCGGATGCGATAACAGGTCGATCCGCATCTTGATCCAGTCCCCGGCCATTTATTCACCTCCAATAATGGAGATGCTGGCATTTGTGTTGGCAGACATAAGCTTCAATCCTCCCCGAGCTTTACCAGCTCGCTGACCTTCATACCAAGTGCATCGGCAACCTTCTGCAAGCTGTCGCAATTCCAGTTCGGCCGGTTGGCCATCCCACTGATTGTCGATTGGCTCAAGCCAAGCAGAACGCCAAGCTGCTCCTGGCTAACCCCCTTCTTGATCATCGCGATCTTCATACATTTTGCGGCATCCATAAGCGCCTCCTTTGTCTGGTTGTGGATCTACTATAGATCAATAGATAATCCGCTTCAATGGCCATGCGTCCTTTTATTTGGCGAAATATCGCTTTTAGTGGTTGACATCACATCGCAGCCACTCTACAGTTCATCTCACCAAGCAGCACAAACGAAATACGGAGAACGACCATGACCGAAGAAGAGATCAAGCAAGCGTTGAAAGACCTTGAAGAAATTGAGGCAAGAAAGGCGGCCAATAAAGCACGAGCAAAACGCTGATCAAAACGAAAAACGGAGCAATACGAGATGTTCAACTTTATCGTAACCCCCTCGACCGACGGTGTTAATAGCATCAGCGCCCGTATCATCGACGGCGACGTAACCGGAGTCTTCTGCTTCTTCAACACCGATAGTGGCCTTGATACCTGCGGCGGCATCTTGGTAGCAGGTGAAGCAGTACGCACCAATTTCACGCAGCATTATTCGGGAAAAATCAATCACCCTTTCGATACCGACAGCAACCGCATCTAACCAACCCCCGCCCACCTCAAGCCCCTTAACTGGGGCTGAGTCAGTGCAAAGACAGCACTTTTACTGCGCCGAAAGCCACATTGGGCAAGTAGGTTTCACTCTCAGAGGATACGACCATGCGCTCGACCGGTTAAAACCGGCACCCAAGCTGACCGCAAGCCCGCCATGTGCGGGCTTTGCCAGTACCAACACTCGGAGAACGACCATGCAAAACCGCCGACTGACCAACGGCCTCACGACAGCCGATTTCTCGATGCCCTACCTGCGAATGGTTGAGCCATGCTATGTGGTGAAGCCCTGGCACATGCTCGGCGATCACGGCCCTTTCTGCCCGGTCATGTTCCGCTAACTACGCAACGCACTGGAGAATCGAGATGCTCACTCAGCACTTAGAGTTGTTCGCGCCAAGCACGCATTACCAAGAGGCATTGACGGCTGAAGTTCGAAGGATGCCGCCGCCTGTTGAGGGTGAACCGATGTCGCCTGACACGCGCAACCATCTGGAGGCGATTCTGCTGCAAGCCTCGAAAGAGACAGAGCTGAAGCCGTGCAATCTCCTGCTGCAGTACGCCTCGGGGTTCATCGGCCACGCCGTCTTCACGAAGGACTGCACAATCGCTGAGCGGAAGCACTATTGGGGTGAGATCGACAAAATCCGGCAACGCGTTGCTGACCGCAGCTACTCGACGAGGGGCGCCAAATGAAACGCCAAGCCACGAAAGACAACCAGGCGCAGGTTGAGCTGCACATCGAACGCCAGCGCGCGTTGGGCGAACGCATGATCGGTGACAACGATCAGCCATCGCGCTGGGATCTACTTGCAACTCTGGCCATTATCGTTCTGGTGGCCTTCGGGACGATTCGGGGGTGGTGGTGATGAGCAACCGTTTCGGGCGTAACCAGAAGCGCGCAATGCGTGAGCAGATTGAATTTCACGCTAAGACGGCAAGCAATCTTTCTGATGCCCTGTTGATGCAGCAGGGGCTGACAGCATACCAACGTCAAAAGATTGAAACTATGGAAGGTGCATTGGACGATGTGGCAAAAGAGCTTGGCCAGTATTTTTATGGACTGCCACCGGTGAAATTACGTGTCGATGAATATCGGGACCGATTCCGCTTGCCAGCTCCTATTCCAGCATCAGAACTGATGTTCAGGGACAGCGATCAGATAAGCCATCTGGTTTCACAGGCAGCTCATGAGCTTTCATTTGTCCGCGCCGGGATTGAGCGTGATCGATTCACGGGATCGGTTCATGTTCAGCTTGAGACGCCAGATGGAAAGCGTTTCTACGCTATTTCCGCCTCGGCATGGGAAAACATGCGAAAAGATCGGCAACGCCTTAATCAGCAAATACTCCCGATGATTGCAAGGGAGATGGCCGAATTTATTGCCGGTGGCGAGCGATGAAGCAGCTCAACGCAATTTACGTCGGCGGGCCGCAACTGGACCCGCCGGACGAAATTCCACTGATCCACTGCAAGTTCTGCAAGAAGAAATCACCGCGCACCGAATGGGTACGCAACCGCTGGCACTGCCCCGGCTGTAACGAAGAAGACGCGGCCGGGATTACTGAAGAGGATTGAGTATGTTTCACGTAATCGACAAAACCACAGGAAAGCTCGCTATTGCCCAAGGATTCTGGGCAATCGGTGAGAATGGTCGGCTCTACGATGTGATTGATGGATGGGGCTGCGAAGGTGGCGGCGGATCGAGCATCGCCCCAGGAAACCTGGTTGCCGTTTTCGGCGATCCTGAACCCGAGGCTTCGCCAGAACCTGAGAAATTCAACTGCGATATCTGCGACCGAGTTTTCACTACGAAACAGGGGCGAGACAACCATCGGAGCATGAAGCATTTCGGCGTCGCGCCATGATCGCCCTCTACGCCGCCTTAACCTGCCTGGCAATCATAACCATCGCCGTGATCGGCATCAGCCTTTACGGCACCCACTTGGCCAAGCTTCGCGATCAGCGGGCGAAGGACGGGGTTAATTGGAGTATCGAAGCGTGAAGATAAAACGTGAACGAGTCACCGCCGCCGGCAAGCCCGAAGTGGTTGTAGAGCTTGAGGTTGGCGAGGAGCTAATCGCGATTGAAAAACGCGGACACTACAGACTAGGCGGCCAGATTGATGATGTTGTCGAATGGCACGTACTGACCGACAGTCACAAAGTCCACTGGTGCCACTTTGAACAAAAATGGACTACGCCATGATCCCCCAAACTCTCGTCGCAATCTTCCTTGGCCTGGCCTGCCACGGCCTTCCGCAATTTATTCAATGGGGTATTGAAAAATGGATGATGTGAAACCGGTTCACCGCTACAAAGCGCAAACGATGTTTTCGTTCGGCGGCGCAAAGATAGAGTATTTCCCGCATGGGCCAGAGGTTGTACTTGCTACCGAATTCGACGCCCAACGCCTGCGCGCCGTCACAGCACAAGAGCAGCAAGAACGTCACAGGGGAGCATGGTTTTCGATGAAAACAGAGCGTGATGTCGAACGCCTGCGCGCGGATACGGCTGAGGCTGAAGCGCAGACTCAGTATGCAAAGAGGGTCGCCGTAGTGGAGGAACTCGCCGCCGCCGAGCAGCGCATTGCGGAACAGCTCGAACTATTGCGCGAGGTTGTCGTAGCGCTTAGCGGAAGGCCTGAATTAGGCGTTGCGGTCCCCGCCTACACTGCCGATCGTCTGCGTCGGCGCATATACGCCGCCCTCAACTCCAAAACCGAGGCAGGAAATCATGAGAAACATTGAAACGCGTGAAGGTTATGACCTCTGGGACAAAGCGAACAAATTGCCCCGCTTCAACTTCTGGCGCGGCGGTGACGATGAAAAAGGCTCGGTGATCCGGGTTCCTGATAAATCCGGCAACTGGGTTGAACATCATGAGGTGCAGAAACTCGCTGACGAATATCAGGACGAAATCAACAGTCTGCGCGATCGTCTCGCAAGACTTGAACCGAAGGCAGTATGACCATGACCAATAACCCAACGATTGACGGCGTGTCGCGGGAGTTGCTGACGGATCTATTGAAGATCGCTTCACGCAACACAAAGTCCGCATGGAGTGGTGGCATATGTGAAAAGGCACGCGCCCTGCTGGACGCCCCTGTCGTCGAGCGCCAGCCGGCGGCCGATTCGGTTGCATTGATGGTTACCGAATGGGTAGAGACTGGCATAGAGATGAACACTGATTGGCGTAACGGTCTGTCGGGGATCATACAGAAGCGCCTTGAGCGGCTTCACGCCGCCCCGCCGGTCGCGGTAGTGCTGCCTGATCGCAAGCCAAATATCAACCGTTCGTTCGAAGGCACAGATGCAGAGTGGTACGGAAACATCGCATGGAACGCCTGCCTCGACGCCACCGCTGCGCTGAATGGTGGGCAGAAATGATCGCCATCACTTGGTTCTACTTAGTCTATATACGCTGAGGTCAATATGAACAAAACAGTCATGTTTTTACAGGCTGATATGCACCGAGCCATCAACTCCGGGCGCACAAACATCGAGGTTTCAATTCTTGATTTGAAGGAGCTGATCGGCGAGGTGATGCGCGCCGAGGCGAAGGAGACATTGCAGCGCACAGGGCAAGTCCTTGGATTTATCCGACCCGAGCAATGCATGGCCATGGCGTCCGGCAAAGCGCTCTATGTCACGATCCGCCGGAAGAAGGACAAGGCTGGCGAATACTGCCAGCCGATTTATCGCGATATTCTCGACAAATCAGTTGAAGTGATATCAGAAAGCAGTCAGGATAGCGCCTGAAACAAAACGACTTGGCGGTCGGATCAACTGGTAGGGATTCACGAAGACTGTGCAGGAACCAGTTCCTGTCCGCCAACGCCAGAAATGGTGACAGTCTTCCTGAATCCCTTTTTCGTTTCTGGAGATACGAAATGTTGGCACAACAACCTGTGGGAGAGCTGGACAGATCCAGTTACTTCGGATCAAGCGACATCGCCGCAATCCTCGGCATCAGCCCATGGCGTACAAAACTTGATGTCTTCCTCGACAAGACCAAAGGCCGCGAAGAGATCACCCTCGAGAAGGCTGCAATCTTCAAGCGAGGCAAACGCCTGGAACCCTACATACTCGACATGTACGCGGAAGACACTGGTGAAAGCCTGATCCATCGTGGCGAACGCTACATCGATCTGGAATACCCATTCCTGGCCGCAGAGATAGACGCCGAAACCGAAAGCGGGAAGAACGTAGAAGCCAAGTCCGCCCGCGCGGACTGGAACAAGGTCTGGGGATCCGAGATGACCGACGAGATCCCGGTCTACTACAACGCTCAGGCCATGTTCGGCATGGGCATAAACGGCGCCGAGTCGGCAGAGTTCCCGGTGCTGATCGGCATCGACGACTTCCGTATTTACCGTGTCGAGCGCGACCAGCAGATCATCGCCAATCTAAAAAAGGCGGCGGTCGAATTCTGGAATGACCACATCGTCACCGGTGTTGCGCCGGAGCCAACAACAGTCGACGACATTGAGCGGCTGTTCCCTTGGGACGCCGGCAGCGTTATCCAGGCAACTGATCAGATCCGCGATGCCTATTTGGATCTGAAAGACCTGAAGAAGCGCATCAAATTGCTTGAAGATGACGCAGAAGAGGCGGCCAAGCGAATTAAGTTGTTTATGGGCGAGCATCAGATATTGAAGTTCGGTGCCGAGCAACTGCTGAGCTGGAAATCGCAAAAAGCCAGGCTGTTCGATGCAAAAGCGTTCACCGCAAAACACCCAACCATTGCGGAGAAATTCCGCTACGACAGAGCCAGTCGCGTCATGAGGATCAAATAATGAGCACCAACCAATTGCGCCAGGCAGCCAGCGGGCAAGCGCCTGCGGCTCAAGCTACAGACCCGAAATCAATCATGGGGCTGATGAACAGCGATAGCGTCAAAAAGCAAATGGCGCTGGCCATGCCGAAGCATCTTACGGCTGATCGGATGATGCGTATCGCTATGACAGAAGTTCGCAAAGTCCCGGCTTTGGGAAAGTGCAACGTCCAGTCATTCATGGGCGCCATCATGCAATGCGCGCAGCTCGGCCTTGAACCTGGCGCCGCGCTCGGCCACGCCTACCTGCTTCCTTTCGGAAATGGCAAGGCATCTGACGGGCTGGCCAACTGTCAGCTAATCATTGGCTATCGCGGGATGATTGATCTGGCTCGGCGTTCAGGGCAGATCATCAGTCTCAATGCGCGAGCTGTATACAGCAACGACCAGTTTTCCTACACCTACGGCCTTGATGAAACACTGGAGCATGTCCCGGCCACAGGCGAGCGCGGAGAATTCACGCATGTTTATGCCGTGGCCAAGTTGAAAGGCGGCGGGATCCAGTTCGAAGTCATGTCTAAGGCCGACGTGATGAGAGTCAAGGCAAGCAGCAAAGCCGGGAACAACGGCCCATGGGTCAGCCATTTTGACGAGATGGCAAAGAAGACTGTGATCCGGCGCCTGTTCAAGTACCTGCCGGTTTCCATCGAGGTCACTCAAGCGGTGATCCTCGACGAGAAGGCGGACGCCGGCATCGATCAGGATAACGCCTCGGCCATCACAGGCGAATTCAGCGTATTCGAGGAGCCGCAACAGCTCGGTGTTGATGAAGCGTTGGACAAAGAAACTGGTGAGATCACCGAGCCGAAGAAACGCCAGGAAAAACAGCAGGATCCTGAGCCAGAAGTCGAAAATGACGATAAAGGCTCCGAACCAGAATTCTCCATGGAATAACGCCCGGCGGCACGGATGCCGCACCAAACCCTCAATAGACCAAAGGAAATACCATGAACGCTCAGCAAAAAGCAGTGATCGACAAAGCAGCAAAAGAGGGCAAACTCCCATCCGAAATTACTGGTGAATTTCTTCTGCATGATCTGGTGCAGGCCTGCATCGGCCAGCTCAGCAAGCACGAAGTAGGCTTCCGCAAGCTGACCGAAAAACAGCAGGACGCGGCTATCGCCGAGTTGACCGACAATCTCAAGGAAAGCGCATTGCTGGCAGCGCGCATCATCGCCAGCGCCGGAACTCCGACCGTAAGCGGAACCCTGAAGAAAATCGCCATCGATGCAAAATCCGTCCTGACCGTCAGCGTCGACGGCGGCGAGAAATACTTCAACGAGCTGATCAGCAAGACCCAGGACAAGTCTGATGTCCTGATCGTTCTGTACGAGCGCGATTATTTCGATGCCCTGGACAACATCCAGTCCGAGAAGGACCAGAAATCTTTGCCGCTGGACGGTGATAAGCCGGCCAAGAAAGCCCCAGCCAAGGGCAAGACCAAGGCCGCCGCCGATGTCGCCGCGTCCATCGCCCTGGAACCGGCCATGATGGAGAAGGCCAGCAAGTTCATCACGGACGTGCGTACACCGACCATCGCCGGCATCCAGAACGTGCTGGGAATTGGCTTCCAGAAGGCTGAAGCGGTTTTGGCCGAGCTGGCGCGCAAGGGCGAGATCGTTGCCGAGGAAGATGGCAGCTACAGCATGCCGAAGGCCATAAAGACCTTAGTCGATCCCGTAGACGATCAGGACGGCCCAGCGATTCACGCAGAGCTGACCGAAGACCTCTATCAGTCGATCAAGGCCGGGGTGATCGAGAAGCAAAGCGTGGCGAAGATCGCAATCACCATCAAGCATGGCGTGACCGATGAAGTCGCTGACGACGCAATCGACCGCCTGGAAATGGAAGGCGTCATTTCTGCGGAAGACGAGATGGGCGGCCGCGAAGTTCTTGAGCGGGTCGCTTGACTGCGCGATGACATCTGACTAGTATCATAACGGCGCCACATAAGGCGCCGTTTTCACAACCGGAGAAAGACCAATGAAGCTCCAATCCATCGCGATTTCTGAAGTGCTTGGCCTGTCAAGGGCGGACATCAATTTTGGTGGCGTAACCCTCGTGGCCGGCGATAACGCTGTAGGAAAATCCACACTGGCCGACTGCATCAGCATGGCGCTGCTCGGCACGCCATCTCGCGTTTCGGCAAAGAAGGATCTTGCGCAGCTCCTGCGCGACAATGCCGCAAAAGGCCGAATCACCATCAGCTACGAAGATGGCGAAGGCACAGCAGAGTTTCGCCTTCCAAAGGGCGAGCATCATGCCAGTGAGTTCCCAGGGATGCAGTTTCTTCCCTTTGTCCTGCGGCCTTCGAAGTTTGCCGAGCTGGATGCTGATCAGCGCCGCACGCTACTTTTCCAGCTGACCAACTGCAAGGCCTCCAGCAAGATCATCATCCAGAAACTGGTTGAGCGGGGCATCGACGAGTCGCTGGCGACAGACTTCGCGATCAACTGGAAGACTGGATTCCCGGCGGCGGCAAAAGAGGCTTATGCGCGCGGCACAACCGCCAAGGGTGCGTGGGGGCAGATCACTGGGCAGAAGTGGGGATCGATTGTTGCTGAAGACTGGAAAGCACCTACGCCAGAAGGCAAGTGCCCGACCGAGGCCGAGTTGCAAGCAATCATGGCCGAGCATGAAAAGGTTGCTGCCGAAGTCGAGAAGGGCCAGCAATACGTCGGCGGCCTAGAGGCAAAGCGCGAGGCATCTGCCAGCTATGTGCAGCGCAAGCAGGCCGTCGAAGAACTGGCCGGCCAACTGGAGCGACGCCAGGCGAAGAAGGCTGCCACCGAAAAGGATCTGTCAGAGCGCGAGGCTGAACTGCCGGCGATGGTCGAAGAGCTGGCCACTCTTCAGGCCGGAGCCATCCCGGTCGCTTGCCCTTGCTGCGGCGAGCAGCTGCGCATCAACGGCGGCACGCTGGATAAGTTCCAGGGCCTGAAGGCAGATACCAAGCTGGTTACCGACTTAGCGCTGCGCGTGCGCAACATGAAGGATGCCATCGAGCTGCTGAAGCGCACACTATCCAACGATATAGCGTCGGTCGCCGAGGCCGTTTCTGCGGGCAAGCAGCTTGAATCGATTTTGGCTGAGCAGATTGAGGTGATCGACGAAGCCAAAATCCAACAGGGCAAAGATGCTCTCGCAGGGCAGAAGGCCAAGGCCAATACGCTGCGTGCCGAGTTCAATGCAAAACAGCAGGCCCGCATCGACTTCTCCAAGGTTGCCGAGAAGACCGAGCAGGCTGCCAAAGCACATGCAGAGGTCAAGACCTGGCTGGCCGTCGGTGATGCGCTTTCGCCGGACGGGATCCCGGCTGATCTTCTGGCTGATGCGATCGCGCCGTTCAACCAGTCGCTGGCTGCCCACGCCAGCCTCTGCGGGTGGAAATCTCCAGAAGTTCAGGCTGACATGACTCTCACTTACGGCGGACGCCTGTACGGGCTTTGCAGCGCATCCGAGAAATGGCGCGCCGATGCTTTGTTTGCGCTGGCCATTGCGCAGATCAGCCAGTTGAAGCTTGTGGTGCTGGACGGTTTCGACATTCTGCACGCCGCCGCGAGACAGGAACTGCTTGGCATGTGCTGTCAGCTGGAGCAAATGAAATCGATGGAAACCATCATTCTTTGCGGAACGATGAAAGAGCTGCCACCAGCTTCGGCGCTGGCAAAACGAGGCGTAACCGGCGTATGGATTGCCAAAGGAATCGCGGAGAACCAATCATGAGTACCAAGCCCAAGACCATTACTACCACCTTGCGGATCCCTGAAGACATGCACGGGCGCGCCGCAATTGCATCCGACGAGCTTCACATCCCGCTCAACTCGTTTGTGCTTCAGGCGATCAGCGAAAAACTGAAGCGCGGAGACTGGCTGGATCAGCGGGAGACAGACGATGGCAAATGATCGCTACCAGTTCATGCAGGGCAAGCGCTACGCATGCGACATGCTGGAGACGCTGCGCAATCTGGCGAACGACCCAAAGTTTGCG